CGCGCGGCCACCGTGTCAGCGTTGAAGAAAGTGGCCTCCTTGACAGCGAGTTCGCATGTTCAGACTGGCACTCAGAGCTTAAGTCAATCGCATCTGATCGTCATCTTGCGCGCTTGCTTATGGCTGACCCTTACACCCCTAAGCTTGACGCTCGCCTTTATCGCCACCTTAAGCAAGCACCTCGCGCGCTTCAGCCAGCAATCACCAAGGCGTTCAACGATCAAGCCGGAACCGGTGCCGAGTTTATTCCAGACCAGTTCATTTCTGATCTTTACCAGACATTCCAATTGCCAAAGCGCCTCCGTGGTCTTCTGACCCGAATTCAGGCGGATAGAAATGTTTTGAACATCCCAAGACTGAATCGCGGTGGTCGTCCTTACCTGAAAGGCGAGATCACTGTAGACAGCCCTTTGGCACAATACACCACTAGCACACCAGCAACCGGTCAAAAGACCATCAATATTAAAGGCATTGCTTCTAGCTATGTTCTTGATGATGCAGCTGTCGAAGACAGTGCTTTGGCTGTTCTTCCAATCTTCTCACAGCAAATCGCTCAAGACCTCGAAGATGCTTTTGAGGATTGCATGATTAACGGTGACACCGCCGCAACTCATCAAGATGATATCGCTAATTGGAATATAAGAAGTCGATGGGGCGTGACACCTCCTTTGGGATCTGCATCAGATTATCGTCGAATGTTCAACGGCATGCGCGCCGCTGCTTTCGACCAAAGCAACACCGCAGCCAAAGCCGGCGCTTCACTTGCTGTTTCTGACATTCTTTCAGGGATGGCTTCACTTGGTGAGCTTGGTGCTTCTAATCTTGTCATGGTTGTTTCACCTGAATTCATGATTGACATTATGGGTCTTGACGAGGTTGTTACCATCGACAAGTTCGGCCCCGCAGCTTCTATTCTCAGCGGTCAGATCGGTTCTATCTTCAATGTACCAATCGTTATGTCTCGCTTCATGAGCAATGATCTAGCGACAACCGGTCTTTATACTGGTTCAGGCGCCACCACTGGCTTCTTGTTGTTCAATGCTTCATCTTATTACCTATACGAGCGCCGCGGCATCGTTGTTGAGCAAGACAAGGATATTTCAGCAGGTGCCATAAGAATCGTCGCAACTTACAGAGCCGTAATGGGATCACCTGACCAAACAGCCACCAAGAATACCTTCTTCGGCTTTAACTACTAGGAGAAACCATGATTTACTTAACCTCTAATCTACGACATGAAGCCGGCGACGGTGCAACTGAAACTTATGTTACATTGCCAATCGGCGCGCGCTTGAACTCAGTTCGTCTTTGTCCAGATGTTGCTGTGACCGCAAACAATACCAATTACATCACTGTAAAAGTTATTGATAATGCAGCCACCGACATCTTCAGCCAGAACACTCAGATTTCAGGCGGTGGCGATTTGACAGCTGGAACACCTGTGACCGTTACACTTGACGCCGCTGCTGATTATGACTTTGCAGCCGGTGAAAATGTACGATTGCGAGTGGTCGACAGTGCTTCAGGCGTTTCATGCGCTTTCAGCGTTGTTTATGAGTTTGCACCAGCGCGCTCTCTATAGGTTCTGATATGTCCTTGGTGTCACTGTCAACTTTTAAAGAGTACTTGCCCGAAGTAGCGGGCTCGGACAGTGATACCGAGCTTCAGAATTTGCTTAACCGCGTGGAGAGTGCGATAGCCAGTTATATCGGCTTTCCACGCGTCTATTCTGACGGACAGATCGAACCAAAGCTGGAAGATCAAACTTATACACTTTACATTGATCAATCTTTGCCAGACTTGCCTTATGTTTTGCCGCTGCCAATTCGCCCAGTGGTGAGCGTGACAAGCTGGCATTCTGATGTAGACCGTTTATATGGTTCTGATACTTTGGTTCCGAGTTCTGATTATGATCTTGACAAAGTCAATGGAAGAATAATAATCAAAAGCACATCAGGCGAAGCCATAGAACAAGGGTACAGAGCCAATAAAGTTGTTCTTGTAGCCAGCTTTGAGGTCTACCCTGATGACCTTGAACACGCTGTTTGTGTGTATGGTGCTCACCTACAAAGAGCAAAGAGCACCCAAGGCAAACAAAGCACCACACAGCGAGATGTAACAGTCAATCTGTCACCTCGGACAATGCCGCAAGAGGTCAAAGACCTAGTAAATCCTTATCGGGTTTTTAGGCGGGTTCTGTGAGCCTATCATTTACAATGTTTACAACGCGCCTCGCTGAAATGGAAGGCCGGCTTGTCAAGAACATCCGCAAAGCGATGGTAAAAAATGCGCTTCGGATGGAGCGAGCTGCGAAGCGCAACGCCACCGGATTTCCAAAAGTGGTTACCGGTCGCCTACGAAATAGTATTATGGGTTCCGTCGTCAGGTTCCAAGAGGATGAATATTTGATTTTGCGTGCTGGTGGGTTGACTGCTCCAAATAGACCATTCTCTGAAAGCGCTGATGTGGTATATGCTGCCATTCAAGAATTTGGTGGCGGAACCCAGCGTATCAAACCAAAGTTTTATCTAAAGCGTGCACGGGATAAAGTCATTCCAACATTCAACGCCGATATTAACGAAGCATTCAATAAAGCGTTGCTGGGTAAAGATTTATAATGCCACTTTCGCCAATCATAAGAATCGAGAACGCAATTAAAACCGCAATAGCCGCTGATTATTCAAGCGGCTATTCTGGATTGAACTTGTCAAATAAAGTGGTTGTAGGTGAGGTCACAGAACCGCCAACAGTGCCTTATGCTACTATTCAGTTTATTGATTTTATCGAAGAACACGGACAAGCCCTTGGCCGCTATCAAGGTGACGCCGAGTTTAATATTGTGTGCTATTGTGGTGGCTCTGGTGCTCATGTTGACAGCCGGCGACAACAGGCAATAAATCTAGCTTCAGACATTATCAAAGCGATAACAGCTAACCGCCTTCTTGGATTTACTGACGGGATAGTTGATGATGTTCGTTGTTCATTTTTGGCTCGTGATGGTGACAAATACGGTATTCCTAATGTCGGGATTGCGTACATTAGATTATTAGTGACAAGACAAACGGATCGAGGTGACTAATGGCGACTTGGGCTGACAGTGCATTTACTTATCGGATACCGATTTCTATTCCTGTCTACACGGGAGGCGGTGCCACGACTGTTGATGTTCAAGTCGATGTGACACCTGATTGGGATATTTTCTGGAATAACATTCAATCAAACTTTTATGACATCAAGCTGTATACTGCCAACGGAGAAAACGAGATAGCCTATCAAAGGCAGACCGGCGCAAGTTATGCAAACAGAACGCTGGTTCTCGAGCTCGATGATGTTGCAATAGATGACCAATCAAGCACATCATTGGTCTATCTTTATTTTGGAGATAGTACAGCTGCAACAGATCCGACAACAGCTTTTACGCCCGCTTCACCCGTTGACGGCTATATCTGGATTGGTCGACCTGTGCGCGTCGTGAAGCCCAGCTTAAACAATAGCGGCCGAACAGAACCCGAAGTAGTCTTTACAAAAGAAGAAGGCGAGAAGATCGATATTTGGTTCGACATTCGCTCATTGATGGCGGCTTATGTGGATCCCTTCAATAATCGCCTGTCATACGAGGGCATCAAGCGCATTCAGCCGAAAAGTCTAGACAGCAGCGGAACAGATAGCGCAAGTCGCTATTCTTCTGATGATACCTATTTCTTAAACGGATATGCAAGCGTCAGAGCAATCGCCGGAAACAGCGGCACTGATTACGCTGTCGGGCTTGACATTTTCACGACGAACGGGCAAACTTTTAAAGTTCGTTGTCTTTTAAAAGTTCAAAACTTATTACCATCATAGAGGTGACAAATGGCCATTCAATTCGGAAGAAGCGCGTATATTGGCGTACTAGAAGAAAGCACTTACGGAACACTAGCAAGCGGATCTTATACAGATATGCGCTTGATTTCCTGTTCTCTCCAGAAGACTATTGAACGAGCACGAAAGACACACCTTAACCAAGGGTCAGCAGGCTTTGTTCGGTCGACTTTTGATGCATTCAATGTCACCGGTGGAAACATTACAGGCCCGCTTCATTATGCCGGAAACGGTGCAATTTTAAAAGCTGCTTTGGGCAATGTAAGCAGTTCAGCAGGCCCCGCACCAATCACCCACACATTTACAGTTTTGCCAAACTTGCCAAGTCTATCAGTTAAGTTCTTCCGAGGTCAAGCGCAAAGCGGCAATCCAAGCCGCGAAAACTTTCTTGGTTGCGTGGTCAATACACTGACGATTTCATGCGCCGCCGGTGAAGAAGCACAATTTAGTGCGGAGATTATTGCGCAAGATGCAGAGGCCAGAACAGGTGATGCGACAGCTGCATCATTTCCAACCACTGCGAATTCTGTTCTTCATCACCAATCAAGCGATCTTAC